TTGCAGCTGTTAACCCCAACGATACGCGCACCTGAATCAGAATTGTGGTTTTCATGGAATCCAAGACGCAAAACCGATCCCGTTGATGCCATGTTTCGGGGTGATATTATTCCCACCAACTCAATCGTTATCCGTGCTAACTGGCATGATAATCCGTGGTTTCCTAAGGAGCTGGAACAGGAACGCTTAGACTGTCTACGCATTAATCCAGATCAGTATGAGCATATCTGGAACGGCGATTATGTGACCATTGTTAGCGGTGCTTATTATGCGAAATGTCTGACCGAAGCCAAGGCAGAAGGTAGATTGGGCAGAATGTCACGCGATCCGCTGATGACTATACGTTCGTTCTGGGATATAGGCGGCACCGGTGCGAGAGCTGATGCATGTAGCATTTGGATTGCCCAGTTTATCGGCAAGGAAATCCGCATACTCGATTATTACGAAGTAATAGGGCAACCGCTAGCAACCCACGTTAACTGGTTACGTGATAACGGCTATGAAAAGGCACAGATTGTTTTACCGCATGATGGCGTTAACCATGACAAGGTTTATTCAGTGACCTATGAATCGGCGTTAAGTGAGGCGGGCTTTGATGTTTTTGTGGTTCAGAATCAGGGCGCAGGCGCGGCTAAACAGCGAATTGAGGCAGCACGGAGACTGTTCCCTAACATGTGGTTCAATAAGGAAAAATGTCAGGGAGGACTGGATGCAATAGGCTGGTATCACGAAAAGAAAGACGAGGCGCGGGGCATTGGCTTGGGGCCAGAACATGATTTTAGTTCTCATGCTGCGGACGCTTTTGGTTTAATGGCTGTCGCCCACCCCCTCCTAATGGACAACCCGCAAAATCACCGACCGATAGACTATTCACGCCATAACCTTGGAATTGTATGACAAAAATACTTGAAACTGATGTGCTGTTGCTAATGCTTTTGATTAGCACATTCTGCTTATTACTCGGCTATTTTATAGGCGTTATGGTGGGCATTAATAAATCGTTTGATAAGTTAGAAGAAATTAGAAAAAAACATTAAATATGCTTCTATGTGTAGAAAATCCCTAAACGTGTCGCTAAATGCTTAGATATTGATTGATTTTTTATAAAAACGGTAGAAAATACGTGTAGGGACAAGTCTCGACCTGTCCCTACACCATTTATGGGAATAACTTCGATGGCAACAACCAACATAGACACCTTCATCACTGAACTTAACGCGGTTAAAACGTCATTGTCGGCTGACTTGGTGGCCTATAATAATCTGGTTTCTTATTCAATTCTTCCTGTCGAGATTTACACGATAGTCAGCGCGGCTAATGTCACCAAGTCAAAGGCTAATGAACTCGTGATCGAGGTTATAGATAACCTGACCAAGCTCAGGGATTCCGGCTATCCCTATCCTGATGTGCCACTCATTACGGAAGCACAGAGGCTGGCGGCTAAAACCAATGTTAGCAACCTATCCCAACAACTTAATAAAATCATCAACAAACTTTAAGGAATGCAATCATGGCAAAAGATAAGAAAGTACCTGTTAAGCCTGGCAAGCCGGGTAAAAAAGGCTGTTAAGGGACATGTCCCATAACAAAATGACGTGGGATGGCGAAGACCCTCCCCACGAAAAACCGCACTACAACCCACACCATAAAACCCATTACGAGATTATTATCATGAAAATTGAAGAATTAGTTACTATCAACCAGTCAATCAAAGGCCAACTGAACAAAGCGGAAGCTGAGATAATCGCAAGAATTGCCAATCTCAATGCAAAGATTGACGAACTTATAGCGGCTGCTGCTAACGCTGACTTGCCACAAGAAGTTGCTGACTCTTTGCTTGAAGTGCAATCCGCAGCTCAGGCTTTGGATGATATTACGCCCGACGAAACGCCTGTTGAAGATCCGGCAGCGTGAATAATACGGGTTATTAGGAACTGGTAAATGTCCGCATGGACTGACTTCTTGGAGAAAGTCAAAGCCCAGAACTTTGGGCCTGACGATAGTCAAGTTGTCAGTTCATTAGTACACCCTGCACGTGGCTTTGGTAAGTTGGGTGAGTTTCTGCAACAGCAAGTCAGTCAAGCCGCTGGAATGCCCCAGAATCAGGATGAAGGCAGTATGTACTCATACGGCCCCAGCCAAGAACAACAGGCAGGCGCAGCGAATAACCTAACGGGCATGATGCAGACTGGCGCCATGCCATTTGCGCCTCGCAGTGCTGGCGGTACGTTGGGTACTATTGGATTCAGGGGCTTAACTAAGCCATCAGACCCCAAGTTAAAAAGCAATGTTGAATGGTTCAGCGAAACACCAGACCTTGCTAATGTTTATGCAGGCACTGAGCCGGGCGCAAACATTATTAAAAAAGAACTGGGTGATGTGGGTAAAAATTCCTTTGATTTTGGATTCAGGGATTTAATGACTGAAACCGGAATCAATGAAGTTAAGTCAAGAGCCAAGCAGGGAATATTAGATAAGTTTTCGAGTGGTTCTATCAGCAAGGAAAAAGCACAAGGTTTAATAAGTGACCTCGATTCAATCAATGGCGAAGGCTATAAAAGAGCGCACGAATGGATTAACAAAACTGATATTGGAAATATTTTAAGCAATGCGGGTTATGAAGCAATTAGTGCCAAAGAACAGGGTTTTAATACTTATGGGATTCTGGGCCATGTGAATAAACTCCCAGACACAGAATTTAGCCGTGCGCACCAAGCAGCACAGCAACACGCAGCCTTACCCGTTGAACAGGGTGGGCTGGGCTTGCCAAATGATAATACGGCTATGGATAGGGCGCTGGCGTTGGGGTTTGATACTGATGCTTATCATGGAACGAGAATAGATTTTAATGAATTTCAGCCGAAATCATGGTTTGCTGATGAGCCAAGTTATGCGTCTAATTACTCAAAAACATTGATGCGGAATGAGCCAGACAACCCAACTCAGCAAGTTATTCCAGCATTGGCAAAAATTGAAAAACCGCACAATGTGAATTATTTTGGTAATGAGTCAGATATGAACTCAGTATTAAGCAAAAAGAACAAAGGTGCTTACGTTATTAATAATGTTGGCGGCGGTGATTCAAGACATTTTGTAATTAAAGACCCAAAGAATATCCGCTCCCGCTTCGCAGCTTTCGACCCGCTTAAAAAAGACAGCGCCAACATTCTCGCAAGCATTCTGGCGGGCACAACCTTAGCCAGTGCAATGGGCGAAAAGAAAAGGAACAAGAAATAATGGCAAAGAAAAAAAAACTCACTGACGAAGATATTCTCGCCATTATCGCCAACGAGTTAAGCATGGCGAATGTCACCGTACAGACGCCAGCTGACCTTATCGACCCGCTTAATTACTATCTGGGAAATCCCACCGGAAACGAGCAGGAAGGACGGTCGGCGTTAGTGTCAACCGATGTGGCGGACGCTATTGAGTGGATCATTCCGCAGGTTATGAAGTCATTCACCCAGAACAACGAGGTGGTGATATTCGACCCTGTGTCAGCGGATGACGAAAAGCAAGCGGAACTGGAAAGCGAGTTTGTTTACGATATTCTGATGAAACAGAACGATGGTTTTATCCTGATTCACCAGTTTGTCAAAGATGCCCTTATGCAGCGTAATGGCATATTAAAAGTTTACTATGAAAATAATGAAGAAGTTACAACAGAGTCATATAGTGGCCTATCTGAGGAGCAACTACAGATGTTGGTGGCCGATACGTCTGTTGAAATTCTAAAGATATCGGATAGAAGTTATGATGTGCCGGGACCACCGAACCAGGGAATCGATGCCCCATGGCAATACCCAGTTAAATCTTATGATGTTAAGATTAAAATCACTAACAGCAACCCAAAAATATGTGTTGATGTTGTGCCTCTTGAACAGTTTCGCGTTAGTAATCAGCACAATTCCATAAATCTGGACAAAGCACGGTTCACCAGCCACATTGTCACCAAGTCGGTCTCTGATTTAATCGAGGAAGGCTATGATCCTGAAGTCGTACAAAACTTGGGTGAAGCTGACTTATTGCGCTCCTCTTATCGCTTTGGCGCACAGAAAGAAAACACGTTAATACCAGCCACGTTTGTGGAGGATATGTCCTCCAAGCTGGTGGACGTTTGCGAGTGTTTCTTAAAGCTGGATATGGACGGTGATGGTATCGCCACGCCACAAAAGATTACTGTAGGGGACTCAATGCCGCCTAGCGTGGTATTGTCGAAAGAAGAAGTCGATTATAGCCCTTGGGTAGCATGTACCGCGATTATCATGAGCCACAAGTTCAAGGGATTGAGTATCTATGACCGGCTTAAACAGATACAAGATAATAAAACAGCCCTCCTCCGCAACATCATGGACAACTTGTATCTCCAAAATAATCAACGAAACATTATCGTGGAAGGACAGGTTAATATTGACGATATGTTGGTCAGCCGCCCTGGTGGTATTATCAGGGCTAAGCGTATTGATGCTATCACTCCTCTCCAAACCCCGATGATTGGTGATACTGGATTCACAATGATGAAGTACCTTGATGAAGTTAAATCGGGACGTGTTGGCGTTTCCGCTGAAGGCACTGCCACACCTCAGAACGTGGGTAATAATGTCGGTTC